TGATCCATACCCCCGTAACACCAGAAGAGTTAGTAGAACGCTTAGAGAGGTTTTTGTTATTTTCCGCTTGATTAGCAAGCCTTAAATTTTCCCAGGAATTATTAGCTTCGTCATGATTAATATGATCAATGTGCTCAGTTTTCTTGGGCCATACCCCCGTTACATAGAACCAGATCAATCTATGCTCTATGTAAACTTCTCCGAAAATTTTAATAATTCGGTTATCTCTATTACGGACTTGCGTGCCAGCACGTTTTCCAACAACCACTTTTACACTTAGTTTTTTCGCCCAAGTGAGGTGGCCCGTTGATGGATCATAGTGTAGGTACTCTCGTAACACTTCTAAAGGTATTTCGTTTTTAGGAAATTTCACTTGCTTACCTGCTGATTGCCATATGAAGTTAACAGTTTACCATGAAGTTAACAACACTTAGGTTTCCCAGCATTTCAATAAGTTATCCTACCTTGCTCACGCAAGGAGGGCGCTATTCGTTAACGCTTCAACACCATTGCCCTTGAGAGAACCTTTGACGGGCACTGAGGTCTTGGTTTCCATGTTCTTCTCGTCGTACTCGTCTTTGACGTGTGCAATGAAGATCACAGGCTTGCCAAAGCGAATCACACGATCTTGCAACAGTGTTTTGAAGAATTGGCTGTAGTCACCCCAAGCCTTCATCGTATTGGCCGAGCCAACAATGTACTGGCTCTCGAACATGTCCATCAGGAATGTCAGCGAGTCCACAATGATGCCATCCGGCGGGTTGGGGTTTTCAGGATCCATAGCCCAGTCAAATCCCTGAACCACTTCCCAGGGATCAGCGATACGGAAGTTCTGGAACTTGTTGCGGAAGGGCAGTTTCTTACCTGCTTCCGTGTTCATGTAGAACCAGTTTTCCTGGTTACGTATATTGCGCAGCGAGGCAGATTTACCTGCTGCGGATAAGCCAGCGATGAGTACCAGCTGGTCATTGGTTTCCATTTGCATGTCTTGGTCGGACATTTGAGCTCCTTGGTTCAGATTGCAAACTTGGCCCTCCTTCCTTGGAGAACCAAGAAAAGAGGCAAGCCAAAGTTGTTAAGGTGTGGTGTATTGACGAGCCACAGTACGCATGATGGTGGCTTCGATCTCATCGTCTGGTAACGGATTATTGAGCTTCTTATTGAAAGCCATCACCTGTTTTTGCACGGTCAGCAGATCAAGCCCACCATCAACCAGGGCCAATGCAAACTTGATCATATTGTTGTTGCGGTTGCCCGTGGCAATCCGCTGTGCAAACCAGCGTTCGAGATTATCCAGAGATGCTACTTCCTTCATTTCCTTACGGTGCTGCTCATTCTTTGCAGTCCGGGGAATGAATGGCAGAGCATCTAGCACTGTGCCTTCCGTGTTTGTAAAGCACTGTGCAGTTGGGTTGGTCAGCCACTTCTTGGAGCGTTGATTCGATGACTCATCCGTCTTGAACGGGAGCCATTCCATAAACGAGTTCATGAACTCTTTGTACTCCTCGGCAGTGAGCTCCAGGTTGTAGTTGATAGGGAGCAGTAAGCGGAAGCGATCCTGCCCGTCTTCGCCATGACGTTTGGTGGTGTAGGTTACAAACTTGTACTCCTTCATCAGTACGTGCACGGTAGTTAGGGATACCCCACCATCCACGTCGATCACGATCATGTTGAAGCCTGGAATTGTGGATTCCTCTGAGCGATGCTTCTTTGCGAATGCATGGTTAGCCCAGTGCATTGCTTCGCCTGCGTCATTAGCCATCACAGCCAGGTCTTGCAGTTGATCAAAGCCTACGGTAGCTGCTTCGTACTCATAAGCGAACGAGTTGCTGTAGCTGAGCGTCAGCTCATCCAGGTTGGTTTCCTTCAGGGACTCCCCTTTGAAGAACTCAATCCCATCCGCGAATGATTTTTTAATGATGATGTGGTGACGGTGACCCCATGCTGTTGCCATAGTCATCATCTCATTGCGAGCTGCTGCACTGCTCTTGTAGAACGGCAGAGCTTCATGCAAGTCAGCATGAGTCAGGTCTTGTCCAACATCAGCGATGTACTTGGCCAGCTTTACATAAGGCTTCTCACGATTGAGGATCGTAGAGAAAGCAACGCCGGACTCTTCCACGAGCAGGATTGCCTGCTTCAGGTGATCCATTTCCACTTCACTACTCATGTCCACAAAGGCCAGTGCGCCAGCCAGTTTCAGTGCTTTGAAGAAGCGATGCCCCATTTCAGCCTTACGAATTTCTTCGTGGTCTTTCATGGCGTCAGCCATCTTCTCGCACTCGATCTTGTACTCAAGCAGTGCAATGGCCACATCGTCTTCAACTAACATCTTCCAGTTATACATACTGGCATCAGCGAGCTTGGCAAAGTCGTTAGCCCACTTGTACACCATAGCGTTGTTGGTGGGTTGGATCTGGCGCTGATAGATCTCTGCGGCTGTCATCGAATGGAATGCCTTGCGATCCTGGTGGCCCATGCCAAAGATACAACGTCGGGCATACCCAGTTTCCAAGAATGAGTAGAACTCGTTCTCGGTTACCCCACCGTCAAGCAGCTTGGCTGGAGTACCGAACAGCAGCATGTTGGTGGGAGTCTTCCCGTCGATCTCTTCGTTGCGCACACTATCTGCAGTGTGCTTGGTCAACTTTTGCTTGGTCATGCCTTGGTCATAGAGTTCCAGGAACAGGTTCAGCACTTCCACTTCCTTGACCAGGTTCGAGCCAATTTCGTCAATCTGCAAGTTGATGGCACCACAGTTGGCCAGCAGTAGTTTGTGACGCAGTTGTTTCACAGCAGGTGCAGTGCCTCCATCGAACGTGAAGGGGTATGCCCCAGTCTTATTGAACTCGGTCTGCACCTTGTCAAACTCAGTTTGAGGATCGTTTGACCCATTGCGCACAGCTCGGTGGTTGGCAATGTCCCACAGATGCTTCTCAGCAACTGCAGGCATAGTGTCTTCCATGAATCGGCGTTTGAAACCGGCGAGGAACTCACCCTCCATGATGTTTACGGAGTGTCCTTTGCCGAAGCCAGAAGTGGCCAACGCCAATGCATAGATGTTCACTGGAATTTCACCACGGTCTTTGGTGACTATGGTGGCCCGCATGATGGAAGCCATCTTGCCGAGGAAGTAAGCAACTTCAGCACGGAAGAAGCCTTTGTCCGTGTTCTGCGTTTTGTTGCAGAGGACATCCACAATCTCAGTGATTGCGGGGTGGTGAGTTACGCCGGTTAAGTCAATCATGGGAAGTATTTCCTTGCTTGTTGGCAATGCCCAACGGCATCGCAGTAGTTGCAACGCTTTGGCTCTCCTACGACAGGAATCACGACACCAGCACCACCTTTCTCAACCTTCCAGAAGCGGTTAGCCTCTGCTTGGTCATCGAAGTTCTTGGTGCTACGGCCATCTGTCTTGGAGGCGTTTGCGTAGTATTTGAATTTGGGGGGTGCACGCCAGAGTTCTTCGTCTGAGCACTCTGGGATCTGTGCATCTGGAGCGTCCCAATACTTCTCGATTTGCGCCAGCTTGTTTTCTACCCAAGCCTGCGTTTCTTCGAGAGAGAGCAATGGTACTTCCTTGGCCTGCACTTTTGCCTGTGGATATTTCGGGTCAGTGCGTGCATTGGCTTTCGACCAATCTGTGAAGATGAAGTTGATGCGGATGAAATCTTCCGTGATCTTGTCCGGGTTCAGCCAGCGATAGAGCGAGCCCTGGAGCTGGTAATCCTTGTCCTTGTCACCAGTGAGCCAGGTGTATGCAGTTGTGGACTTGTTATCGTGGACGATGCCATCAGCCACCATGTCAAACTTTCCACCAACAGTCCACTTGCCTACCTTCTTGAACGCACGTTGTTCCAAGTAGATTGGGATGGCATCCTTGGTTCGGGAAAGCAAATCTGGAGAGGGGTTGATTAAGATGCGGTCAATGACTTGTTGGGGGTAGCCCAGAATCTCCATCGACTTGCGATAGTTGTTGATCCATGCTTTCTCAATAGAGTCATGCAAAGCATTGCCC